TCCTACTTTATCTGAATCTTTGTCACCATACTTGATGTAAGTTGGAGTTACAGAACCAGCAATCTTACCACCTTCGTATACGAAGTCTAAGTAAGAAAGTAATCCCATTGGTCCAGCCATAGGTACAACAGGTACTAGGTCTAAACCGATTGTTTGTGCAGCAACTTGCATCGCTAAAGGTAGTAAAGTTGGAGCTTTATCACCTGAACCGTCTGCGTTACCTGCAGTTGGGAACTTAGTTGCACCCATACCAAAGATGTTACCACCTGTTCCACCATTACCTAGTGTCATTACAGATGCATCTTCATAAAGCTTGTGATTGTGACAGTATTCTGACATCCAAGCTAGCTTTGAGCTTTCGTTAATTCCAGTTGCTTCTTCGATAATCGGAGACCAAGTGTTTCTAACTTCAGCTTCATTAATTAAATTTGCCATTTTGTTAAATTGTTTTTTTAATGGTTTTGTTTAAACGTTCATTTCTGAACTCGACTTGCTTGAGTGTTCTGCTTCTGTCACTCTTTTATCGTCGATATTTTTATATATTCTTATTTATTAAATCTTTTCTTTAAGCCTTCAGCGTAGTTAGACACATCATAAAGTGGCTCGTTCTTCTTTTCAGCAACTGCTGATTCGTTAACTACCGCTAACTTTTCTAGGTCAACTTTTACCTCTCTTAGATCTCTAGTTTCCCAGAAGTTTCTAACTTGATACTCAGTTTTTAGAGTATGGTAATTAGCTTGAGCTTTGATTTGATTTTGTTTTCCTTCAGTTAGAGCTTCAAACTTTTCTTTATATTCTGCAGGCATAGCTGAGATAAAGAATGGTTCAGAGTTTCTAGCTTCAACAACAGCATCTGCGTTTTCAATGATTGCACTGATTTGTGCCTCATTCATAAATGCTCTTTTTGTTACTCTATTTCTAACTTCAGTTTTAGCATCTTCGTTTAATGCATTGTAAGCTTCTTGTATAGAACTTGATACTACATTTAAAAATGCAGGATTTTCATTTTCTTTTACTTGTGCAGCTTCAACTAGTGCATCTAACTTAGATGAAATTTCTTTTTTGTAAGTATCTAAAGCAGATTCTTCAACTTCTTCAGTCTCTTCAACTTCTTCAGTTTCTTCAACTTCATCTTCTTCAGCTACTTCTTCAGCACCTTCACCAGCTTCATCTTCTTCAGCTACTTCTTCAGTTTCCTCAACTTCTTCAGTTTCTTCAACTTCTTCAGTTTCAGCAACTTCTTCAGCACCTTCACCAGCTTCATCTTCTTCAGCTACTTCTTCAGTTTCCTCAACTTCTTCAGTCTCTTCAACTTCTTCAGTCTCTTCAACTTCGTCTTCAACTACTTCTTCAGTTTCTTCAACTTCCTCAGTTTCTTCAACCTCTTCTGCTTCTTCTTCAGTAACTTCGTCTTCAACTACTTCTTCAGCACCTTCGCCAGCTTCGTCTTCTTCAACTTCTTCAGTCTCTTCAACTTCTTCAGTCTCTTCAACTTCACCTTCTTCGTGATGTGCTTCTTCAGTTTCTTCAACTTCCTCAGTTTCTTCAACTTCCTCAGTTTCTTCAACTTCTTCGCCTTCTTCTTCGACTACTTCTTCAGCACCTTCACCAGCTTCGTCTTCTTCAGCAACTTCTTTAGTTTCTTCAACTTCAGTAGTTTCAGTTTCTTCAACTTCTTCAGTTTCTTCAACCTCTTCAGTCTCTTCAACCATACTACCTTCATTAATTGAAGTAGCAATATACTCTGCATACTCAGATACAGATTGTAGATTTTCTTTTAAGTAGTCAACATAAGATAAAAGGTTCTTTGCAGTTTCAGAATGCTCATTATTACCTTCAGCAACAATCTCAGCAAAGTCTTTAACTTTACTAATAGATTCAGCTAAATGCTCAGAGTATTGAATACCTTGATCTAATTTTTCTGCTACAGTTTCTGTATATGAAATACCTTGATCGGCTTTTTCAGCTACATGCTCTGTATATTGGATTGACTCGTCTAATTTGCTAGCTAAATACTCTACGTATTCTGAGAGAGTATTGACGCTTTCAACGATGTGATCGTTATGAGACTTTACGTTCTCTAACGTGTCATCTTCGCTGTTTGCTCCGATTGACTCTTTTAGTGACTTGATTTCACCAGCTAAGTACTCAGAATACTTGTGGAAATCTTCAGCCTTTACAAATTCTGCCATGTTTTTATTATTATTTGTTTCTATATTGGTTTCTGTAATTTCTTGTGCTACTTCAGGAGCTTCTGCGCTCTCGCCGTTCATTTCGTAGATCCATAGACCTGAGTTATCATCAAAGCCATAAGATTCATTTACTCTCTTTAACTCAGCATTAGCGAATCCAGGATCTGCTACTAAGTCATAAGTAAATAATTGCTTGATTTTAACTTTACCGTTAGATTCAACGGCACCAGCTGCTCTAGAAGAGATTTGTAAAGGTACTCCAGCATCAACAAGAGCTTTAGCTTGTCTACCAGCATCAGTATCTAAAAGTCTGATTTTACCTTTAACGTGTTTGTTATCTTTGTCGTAATAAAGTTCTTCAATAATGTGTGAAACATTCTTAAGAGAAACATCAAACTGTTGTGGGTGATCTAACTCACCTAATAGTTTAGAAGATTTAATCTTATCTTGTAATTGCTGAATTTGAGGAACATACTCATCTTCAGTATAGATTCGATTATTTTTATTTTTAGCGTCAATTTCGCCAAAGATACCTTCTAGAATGTACTCTTTGTTTTCACCTTCAGCTACTTTTAACTGAGATGAAGACATTTCTACGATCAATAAGTCGTTTTTGTTTGCCATATCTATGGTTTATCTATTTTTATTATATATCTACTTGTATTATGCAATTATCTTAATATCTTTTAGATGTCGGCCAGTGGATCTTCTTCTCCACCCTCTGCAGGTGCCTCTTCTTTTTCAGCTTCTTTCTCTGCTTCAGCATCTTCAGCCTCTTTATCTAAATAATAAGCTACTAAAATATCCATTTCGCCTTCGGCAAAGGCATTAACGCCATATTCTGAATAAAAGTATTCTTTAAATTCACCTTCTGTTTTAGAAGCAGTAATAGCTCCTAAAATTTCTGCTGATTTAATGGTTGACCCAGAATCTAAAGTAACGTCTTCGACATATATTTTAGAATCCTCTCCAGCCTTTAATGCATCTTCAGAAATGAATTCCTCAAAGGTTCTGATAATTGTAAAATCGTTTTTCATAATTTATATATCTCTTTTTCTATCGAATCTAGGTTAAATTGCGTTTGGGTCCTCTTTCTCAGGTTCCTCTGCATTATCTTTAGCCTCTTTTGCCTTATAGGCTTTATTAGCTCTAATCTCGTCGTCAGTTAATTTCAAGTATTTAGTTACTAGATATTCTTGGTCGAAATAGTATTCTTCTTCCATAGTTTCTGGATTAGTTGTCATTAGAGAATCTCTCATGCTTGCGATAAAGTCTAATCTTAATTGCATGATTTCTTGCTCTTTTAATTCTGCAAATACATTCTCTTCATTAAACCTTAAAGCCACTTGAGTTTTAAACTGTGGATCGTTTTGGAACTCTGGATATTTAAGACACATTTGAATATAAAGTGGTTTTACTAGTATCTCTTGGAAGACTGATCTTAGACGCTTGATAAACTTACCAAACTTAATCTCATCTCTTACCATACCATCACCAGCTAAAGCATAGTCACCACCATCATCTTCATATAAGAATCTATTGTAAGGTATTTTAGAAACCTCTTTCATTTTATCTGAGAAGTATTTTAATGCTTCTGTATCAGATAGGTCTGGTCCTTCACCACCAAGAGTTTCAATTTCTGGTGTTTCACCATCTTTAGAAGGTAACCAATATTCTTTATTAAACTGTAGCATTGGTTTACCGTCTGTTGTTAATGAGCCTGATTCGAAATCAAAGTCAACAACCTCTTTATAGTTATTCATCAGTTGAGCTAACGATTGTTTTGCTCTTGTTTTAGATTTACCACCAACAGGGATAATAAACTTCATTCTAAATGAAGCATTGGTCACTGCCCAGATTACTCTGGTGTGTTCCATAATTCTAAGTAGGTTAAACGATCTAACCAGTCTCTCAACATAACTAACTCTTGAAGCAGTTGACAGGGAAGAATATGAAATATAAATGATTTGAGAATCATATAACACTCTTTCTTTTACTGGATCGTCTTTATATTGTACCCATACCTTTTTACCATCGTCTTTATTAAAACCAGGCATTAGGGTTACTGGATCGATTTCTTTAAAACCTATAATTTCTTTTTGGTCTGGGGAATAAATTATCTCAAATGATAAGTAACCATCAACTAGGAACTTTCTAAAGAAGTACCATGCTGATTGTTCACCATTAAAACCAAAATAGTGATAGATTTGTCTAAAGTATTTGTTAAGGTCTTTATTAACCTGATCTGAGACATCGAGTCCCATAATTGAAGGTTGTGCAAAGAAGTTCTTTTCGTCATATACCACTGCTTCATCACAAAGTATATCTAGAATATCTTCAATTTCATCGTTTAATGAGAACCTTCTTAATTCTTCTCTTTTACCAGGGTAATCAATATCAAAGAACGGTACGTTCTTCTTCATATTAATATCTCCCATGGATAGTGCAGCAAATGCACCATAAATATCATCATTGTCTAGGCCGAACGGGTTCATCTCTCTATAGCCGAACTGGTCTTCCATTGGACCAATAGCTTGAGATTGTCTAAGTACCATGTCGTCATAACGCATACCAAAAGAACTTAGCGTCTTCAATGCATTGGAGAGGCTAAATGGTCTTGAGTTAGAACTAAATGGTCCGTTTCTTTTTTCGGTAAATCCTGCCATAATATAGTATTATTTCTGTTTTATATATCTCATTTATTTAAGTGGTTTCTGAACATGGCTCTAATAGCTCCAATTGACTTACCATCTAGATCGGTAAAATCGCAAAGTGCCATTCTTGCCCAGTTTTCATAACCTACAATTGCTTGTGATGTTTTACGACTAGGGATATATTGTCTAATCGCAAAATCAAATCCATATCTACCTAGAAATTGTTTTGCTCCATCCCAACTAAAACCTAATGGTCTTTGAGATTTTGCCGGCTTTCCTTCTTGCCCTCTAATAAATCCTTGGTATCTTTCATATACCACATCTAATAATTCTTCTTTAATATTAGGTGGTAACATATTTAGATTAATGCCACAATCATTATTACCTGCTGGATCTAATGATAATACACATGGGTTTCTATCCCACCATTCAGCATACTTAGGGTCATCATATCTAAATACATAAATTTGTCCAGGTCTAAATCTAGTGGCTGTTTTTTGAACCATGGTTTCTCTAATAGATTTCTTAGAATCTTCAAACCAAGATTCAGCAGCGCCTTTTGCTCTAGCTTTACCACCAGCATCTTTACTTAACTCTCTTATTTGTTTTTTAACCTGGCCCATTATTTAAGAGTTTTTTCTGTTAAGACGATAAACCTCCATTTTCTATTTTCACACCATGCCTTTGCATAGGCATACTTATCTCTATTCTTAATATATTGTTCTGCTAAAAACTTATATGAATTAAGTGCTTTTTTAGATTTTGTTTTAGGGGGTAGTGGTTTTTTGATCTGTGCTTCTGGCTTAATTTCAACTAGCCATTCAATAGGACCTTCCTCATTTGTACCTTTAGTTTTCATATAGAAGTCTGGATAATAAGTATGTTCTCTCTTATCCATAGTTGAGCGGTATTTAATTTTAACCGGCTCGGAAGACCATTTTAATACATTTTCTTTAGTATCACACATAATACAAAACTTTCTTTCCCAGGAGGAACGATAAATGATTGGTGTTGGACCAATATATTTATCAGGATTTTCAGGCGTATAATAACCTTGTACAAATCCAGAGTTACCGCTGGGTTTTAAGTTCTTTATTGACATTAGATATTAAACATACCGGATTCACCATCACTATTCTTAGTGTTGATACGATCCATTGACATTGTATTTTTATATTTAGTCGGATGTATTTTATTCCAGCCCTTTGCATAACCACGCTTTGCTATTTCTGTAAAGTAGGCAAATGCATTAGTATACTTAGGGTTAAAGTTTCTCCAATACTTTAATAAATCTAATATTGCAAATTGTAAGCAGTCATTTCTATCATCCTCATTCAGGTAAACTAATTTTCTAATCGCTCTTTCAGAGAGTAATATTAGCATTTTTTCTGCATCGGGTGTTAATTTATCTTGCTCTTTAGATAATACGATCTGATCGTATAAATCTCTATTGTTTAAATAATTCTTTTTTCTAGGCACAGTTTTCTTCTAATTGATTACTAGTTATATGAAAAAAAGCCCATTTGTTTCGAAATGGGCTTTTCCTATAAATTAATATAAAATGGAATGCTTAAAGATTGTCTTCTCCAGCAATATTAATCTTGTACTTTTCTACTCTAAATGGCTTGTCTTCAACAAAAACAGTTAGAATATCATTCTTACCTGCTTGGTTAAATTCAACAGCATCAACTTTAAGTTCTGCTCCTTCTGGAAGTCCTTCAACTTCACCTTTAGTAGTTGCATTTACATAACCATCTTCGATAGAAAGTGTTTCTTCTAAATTAGCAATATCAGCTTTAACTTTAGTAATTTCTGTTTCAATTAAATTATCTGCAGCTTTAATGTCCGGTAAGTTTCTATCAGCTTCTGCTAATCTACCTCTTTGGTCATATAAGAATGCTAACATTTCTTTTAGAATAGAAATTTTCTCATTTTTCATTTGAGTTCTTTTAGCGCTCTCTTCTAATAGATCTGCAAATTGTTCTGAAATATCAACACCAGTATTTTCTGCAACAAATTTAATTGCAGCATCTGCTAGCATTTTTTGAAACTTAGATATTTTAGTTTCTTCATTTAATCTATAAACAAATGCATTTTTTTCAGCTCTCATTGTAGAAACTACAATATTATCTGATTTAGATTCTGTTACAAAATCTAAAACTTTAAATGAGCCAAAGTTTTCTGCTGCTGTTTGGAAAGCTTCTAGTAAAGATTTGTCTGCATATTTAATATAGCCGATATTAAAGAATCTTTCTGCTAAAGACTCTTCGTTACCTAAAGTAATTTCAATATTACCAGCAAAAAATTTGTTGGATTCAGCTACATATCTAAATTCAATTACTAAAGATTTTTCCTTAGACTCGGCAATTGCCATACCTGTAGTTTCAATTTCTTTATTTACTTCAGAAAGAGCATTACCCCTCTCACCAGCAAGTCTTAAGTCTTTTGCAGAGTTTTTTAAGAAATCTAGCTTATCATTTAATTCTAAGAATTGACCAAAGTTTTTAACTGAGCCTTCTTCTATTTTAGTAACTGATTGTTTGTTGTTGTAGTCATAGTAAAATGAAACGCCTGTTTCATTAATATCGAATACTTTATTAGCGGCTACTAGTGTCTGAAATAGATCATTAGTTTCAGTAATTGATTCGATATGACTGCCTGTAATTTTAAAGTTAGCTCCTGCTGTATGGAAAAGATGACCTTGTCCACTTTCTAAAACTGGAGATGTAACTTTGTTATTAACTGTATTTGTCATTATCAAGTTATTTTTGTTTTCTTATTCTATATATCATCATATTATTCGTCAATTTTATCACCCCATGGGAAGCGCTTCGCCTTGACGGTATATTGGTCTCCTTGTAATGCACTATCTGCTTGGCCACTGCTAGGTGCATTTGTATTACTATTACCAATTGTAAACATTCTATTTGCCTGTTTTCTACGTCTAGTAATTCTCTTAATTTGACTTTCTGTAGAAAGTTGTTTACCTAGATCTGCAGCAACATCCGAGCAGGAAACTCCCTCCTCAACTCTAATCCATTCTTCACCATTAGATTGCCATTTAGCAGGTTTATAGTTATCAAAATAAATATCCGGTGTTTTACTTGGATCTAAGAATCCATTTGGATCTTCATAGTTTGAACAAATAACTCCATTTGGAAATACAGTAGAAGACGCGTATGTAGTTCTTGTATACTTTCTATAAGTATCTTCTTCGAAATCAAAGGATGGAATAAATGAATTAATTTCTAATGAGAATGTGACTTTATGATTTGCTTTATCGTCAAATGAGTATTCGATCGGACGCTCTTGTGAATAATCATCTGGCATCATATACTCAGATGAAATTCTATAAGTACCCTCTTCTAAGTGTCCAGCATCTACATGATAAAAATTAGCCTTATACATTTTCTTTACAATAGCCTCAGTAACTTTAAATAGATCTAACTGACTTGATACTAAAATTTCTATATCAACTCCAATCGAACATGGAATCATTTCGAACTCAGCAACATAACCTTCCATTAATCCCTCTTCGTTCATCATCATATAATTACCCATGTTTCTTTTATTAACTAGTTTAGAAGGGTCTACTGCAAATGATGTTAGATTTACAATACCTCTTGGTACTTTATCGTAGTTACCATCTGCAAAATCACCATCAGGGTCACATCCTAGTCCGTTTACATTTGAAAATAGAAAATTATCTTTCATGAAGTTTTCATCTCCAGAAACTGCGTAGAAGAATGGAACATCTATTTCCACTCTTTCATCATTACTAACTTGTCTAAAAAAACTAAGTTTAGAGTTCAGGTCAGCTAATAGTCCCACGATGACGTGTCTAATAACTGAATCGTCTTTATTAAATTTTAAATTATATGTTGCCATAGATTATATATCATACTTCTAAATAAACAAAAATGGCCAATATTTCTATTGGCCATTTTTACATTAATGTATAATTACTTTATTAAATCTCACAAATCGCCGTTTTAGGAGATTCATCGTGAGCAATGTAGTTTGTTAACTCTGTTGAGCCATTAACAATATAAACTGAAGTACCATCCCATTCTTCTGCCCCAGACGCTATTAGGACTTGGTTAAAGTCGTATGCTTGTTCTTGTATAAGAATTTCACTAGATGGTGTTCTTAAGACTCCAGTTACTTCTGGGTTCTGACAAGATCTAATATTCCAATATTTGTAAGCATTTGGAGGTCTAGTTGTTGCTGGTTCTGCAGCTGGTGCATCATTCGTTGTCCAACAAGAGTTTAGATTTACCCAAGTATATGCGTCACCTGCTGTTGCTGAAGGATCATCGCCTCTTAAAGCTTGAATTTCATTTACTTTAATTAAAAAATCTGCATCTGTACCGTCAAATTTTCTAAATGCAATCCAAGCGCCTTTATCACCTGGAGTACCATCGTCACCTTGGTCACCTTCTGTATTAAACTGTACAAATACATCTTCTGCATTTACCATAGTATACGCAATATAGTCTGGATGTACTTCTTCATCAGGTCCCATATAGTATGCATGTTCGTTTGGAATATATCCAGTGGGCGTAGATGGTGTAGTAACGTCAGCTGCTAAGAGATTGCCATTCTTTGTGAATTGAGCAGGCTCTGGAGATGCGTTGTTAATCATGTAGCCAAATAATCTTGATGTTGCCATAATTAGTTTGTATGTTTTGTATTTTTATTATATATCCCTATTAATCGATACTTTCGATAGTAAACTTAGAGAAGCCGTTCTCTCTATATATTTGAATCTTTTTATCAAATATCTCATGTGGTAAAACAGAGTGATTAATTACAAAAGTATTTATCTTATGTTCTTTGATAACTTGATTAAGTATCTTAAGAATATTATAGACTCCATCGTGGTCTACAGAAGATAATAGCTCATCTAAGAATAAAAGATTTAATTGTGGAAACCTTAGTTTTAATATTTTAATAATAGCAACAATAACAATAAAGTCTGCTTTCTTACGTTCACCTGTTGAAAGTGTCATTGGATTAATATCTTCACCTAGGTGATTAATAATACAATTAAACTTCTCGTCAAATCTAATATGGAATTGTAGGTGCATGGTTTGAGCCATGGCTGCAATATTAGTATTAAGTCCTGGTAGAATAGTTTTAACTGCTAAGTTCTTGACACCATCTTCTCCTAAGACTTGTTCAACGATTTCCATAAAGTTATAGTCTCCATTTAACTGATCTTTACTTGCAGATTTCTCAGCTTCTTTTTCTTCAAACTCTGTAATAAGTCCTCTTAAGTGATCGAAGTCTGCACCCTCTGGAGTATCTTTTAACTTCATTAATTCCGCCTTAAGACCACGCATCGTTACTTTATTATCTGAGATCTGACCTTCTAAATCTAGTTTAGCAGTTCTAGCCTTTAAAACTTTATCTTGTAGAGCATCCATCTCTGTTTTAATAGACTTAATATCATTTGTACTGGCATCAATCTTTTCAGTAAAAGAATCTTTTTGTTTTACGTGCCAATCAGAAGTTAACTTAGTTTCACAAGTTGGACAATGTCCACTCTCATATAGTTTTAACTTCTTATTTAGATAATCAATTTCTCTTTTAATATCTCCAGCCTCAGTTCTCTTTTCATTGTATTCTTTATTGAACTTATTCATCGCATCTTCTTCCTTCGTACGATTAGCTTCAATATCTAATACAGTTTCATGTAGAGTAACTAATTGGTCTTTTAATTCTTGGATCTTAGATTTATTTGCAGTTTTAGATTCTGCAAGTAGAGTATTTAATTTACCTTTAACTGATCCAATTGAATTCATTATCTCATTTAACTCAGCATCATAAGCATCAATATCAAATTTAATATCTCTACGTTCGTCTTTGATTTGCCTTTGCATATCATTAAGAATAGAGAAACCAAACATTCTATCGATAATCTGCTTCTTGTCTTGATTTGACATAGTTAAAAATGATTTAAAATCATTTACTGATAGAATAATTATATTTTTAAATACATGATATGGAATACCGAATACTTCGTCTTCTAAATACTCTTGTACAGATTTCTTACCTGCTTTATCAAACTCAACTCCATTAATTAAGACGCTAAATCTATTTGGTGCAATACCACGCTCTATTTCTATAGCCATAGTACCACATTGTAAACCAATCTTTACATGAAGTTCTTTGTTAATACGATTAGGTAGGTCTGCTAATTTAACACCTTCTACTTTTCCATATAGAGCATAGATAATAGCATTAGCAATAGTAGTTTTACCATCACCATTTTTACCTAGAGTTAAAAATAACTCAGATGTATCTTGTTTAAAATCTATTCGTTGTCTTTGGTTTCCGTATGAAGCAAAGTTCTTAAACTCAATATAGTCTATTCTCATTATTTGTCGGTGTCATAATTGTAAGCACATTGCGTATACAATTGTTTTAACTTGCTCTTTAGTTTTAGAGCTAAATCCTCGTCTTGTTTCATACCATCAATATACATATTGCAAAGATTAAGAATATTGTAATTCTTGTACATCTCTTCAATTTCATTAATGTCATAAAAGTCTTTATCGATATATGAATCTTCTTCATAAATATTCGGTTCTAACTTTCTAGAAATATTTTGAATTTCATTAACCAACTGGCTTAATGCATTGGTTGTAGCGATTTGTGAAGGTACGAATAGATCTACAAAGTTATTTTCTATTTGTTCCTTAAACTTGCCGAGAGGCATATCATATAGCGCTTTAATGTTATATCTTAGAAATTTAGGGGAAATATGATTCTCAAAGAAAGTCTCTTCCATATTTTCTAAATTGACTAAATCAAATCCTTTCGGATTATCTCTATCGGATCTTGTTAATTGATATGGTACACCGACCATTAGTAGTTTACCTCTTTCCTGTCTGAAGTGGATATGACCAGAGTAAACTCTTGTATATTTGTCATAGATGTTAGAATCTGTACCATGCTCATTCTTAACTTTAGCATTAAGGTAAATACCTCTAACTTCTGAGTGACAATATACAATATCTGCTTGTGGATAATCTGCTAGAGTTTCTGCTTCATGTTCTGCATCTCTTCTCCACGGCATTAATAATACATTCTTACCAGACCAATTTAAAAGTTCTGGCTCTTTGTAAACCTGTACATTAGGAATCCATTTTAAACTATCGATTGATGAAATATCATTTGACTTCTTAGCCCAAATATCATGGTTACCGCAGATTACATAACATGGTAGAATTTGACCTAGTCTTTCAAATAGATCCACGGCATAGCTTAATACCTTAATATTAATAGACTGTCTATTATCAAAAGTATCTCCTACTTGTACTAATACATCACCTGGTTGTACATGCTTCTTCAATGTTGGGATAAACATATTCTCGAAGAAGTCTTTTTGGATATTTAGCCACTCGACCGAGTTTGCTCTTACACCAAAGTGTAAGTCTCCAAGGACCCATACTCTTTTGGCTCCCTGTTTAATTACCTTGGGTTCAATCATTTAAAATAACTTTTTAATGTTCTTCTTTTCTAAAATACCTGTTTTTCTATCTAGCTCTTGAATAAGATCTTCCTTATATACATTAGAAAGAGAGCTATAAAATTTTGCTGGTTTAATATCGAAGTAAATACACATCTCACTAAATAAGTCTATCTTAGACCAATTATTACCAATTTCGTCTATAATATAACCATACACGTCATTGACGTCATTCTTTTTTAATTTATTACATCTTCCCTGTTCGTCGATTTCATTAAAAACTTTAAACCTAGATGCTAAAATTAATTCATGAATCTTTCTAGCGATCATTTCATAATGAATTCTCTCTTCTTCATCTTGGTTGTTTTTAACAGAGGGATCTAATTCAAAGCTGATATTACCTAATTCAAACTCTGGTGTATCGAAACTGTTATTAAAGATTTTATCATTTGCCATATTGTTTTTTTATTTTT